TAGATGCGTTCAAAAGCATTTTACTTTCTTCTGAAGAAGTAGTTGAAACACCTGTAGAAGAGGTTGTTGAACTAGCTGAAGAAAAAGTAGAACAAGCTGAGGAAGTTATCGAAGAAGCTCCTGTAGAGGAAGAGGTTATTTCTGAAGATTCAGATATTGAATCATTAAAGAAGAAATACGATTCTTTATACGAAGAGTTAGATTCATTAAAGGCTTCTGTTAAGCAAATGATGGAAATCGTTTCGCCTTCAGAGGAGAAAGACGTTCCTGCTGAGTTATCAGAGGAAGTAGAAATTAAGGAAGATGTTACTGAACTATCTGCTGAAGCAGAAGAAATAGTACATTCTCCAGAAGCTCAAGTAGAGCAAAAACAACAACACTTATATTCACAAAGCAGAAGTAGAACTGTGAAAGACTCAATCTACAACAAACTATTTAATAAATAAAAAAAAAGATGGCAACAACAACTTCAATTACAACAACTTACGCAGGAGAAAAAGCAGCAGGGTACATCTCAGCAGCTTTATTATCCGCAAATACTATCGAAAACGGTGGTATTACTGTTAAACCTAATGTAAAGTTCAAGCAAGTAATCAAAAGACTTTCTACCACAGACTTAATCGCTGATGGAAGCTGTGATTTCGCTGCAACTGACACTGTTACTTTAGACGAGAAAATCTTACAACCAGAAGAATTTCAAGTAAACTTAAACTTATGTAAAACTGATTTTAGAGATGATTGGGATGCAATATCTATGGGATATTCTGCATTTGACAATCTACCTCCTTCTTTCCAAGAGTTTTTAATCGCTGAGATTATTGCTAAGATTGCTGACAAGAATGAGAAAAACATCTGGATGGGTGCTACTGCAACTGCTGGAGAATTTGACGGATTAGTAGCTTTAGCTACTGCTGATGCAACTGTAAACGATGTAGTAGGAACTACTATTACTTCTGCTAACGTAGTTGCTGAAATGGGTAAAGTAGTAGACGCTATGCCTTCTGCATTATACGGAAAGTCAGATGTAAAATTATACGTTGCTCAAAACGTTTATAAATCTTATGTAAGAGCTCTAGGAGGATTTGGTAGTAACGGAGTAGGAGCTGCTGGTTACGAATCAAAAGGAAATAACCAAGCTATCAACTCATTATTATTTGATGGAGTAGAGGTATTCTTAGCAAACGGATTAGACTCTAACTATATGTACTTAGCTGAAGCATCTAACATCTTCTTTGGAACTGGACTTTTATCAGACCACAACGAAGTTAAAGTGCTAGATATGAGCGATTTAGACGGAAGTCAGAATGTTAGATTCGTAATGCGTTTCACTGCTGGTGTACAACACGGATTTGGTTCAGACATCGTTCTTTACACTCCAGCTTAATTAACTAATTATTAACAATAACCCTCCTCTTTTATGGGGAGGGATATTAAAAACCAATACAACAAATGGCTTGTGATTTAACATTAGGAAGAAAAGAAGTATGTAAAGATTCTGTTGGAGGTATAAAAGCTATCTACTTATCGAATTTTGAAGATACCACTACTGCTAGTTACACATTTGATGCTACTAATACAGACGTTATTGATGCTGTATCTGGAACACCAAACGTATACAAGTATGAAGTAAGAGATGCTTCTTCTTTCACGCAAAATATTCAGTCTAGTGCTGATACAGGAACTACTGCCTTCGAACAAGTAGTTGAATTGACATTGAAAAAATTAACTATTGAAGACAACAAAGAATTAAAATTACTTTCTTATGGTCGACCAAGAGTTATTATTCAAGACCAAAATGACAATTACTTTTTAGCTGGATTTGAAAATGGCTGTCAAGTAACTGCTGGTACTATCGTAACAGGACAAGCAATGAATGACCTTAGTGGTTATACATTAACTTTAACTGGTATGGAAAAGAGACCTGCAAACTTCTTAGACTCTGACCCTGCAACTGTAGGATTTACTGTTGTAGTTCAAGCATAGTTTTACGTTTACTTTATGTTTTTAGTTTAGGTCTACTTCGGTAGACCTTTTCTTTTGCAATAAAAACAAAAAAACGAATATACGTTATAAGTTTATGATTAGATTATTGCCAACATCAAGCTCACAAACTTTTTCTATATTGCCTAGAACATTAGATACAACAGGTATCAATGCTACAATAAGAGAGGATGGTACAGGAGAGTCTGTAACGATTACTAATGTAACAGCAGTAGTTAACAATGACTACATAGATGTAACTCTGTCTTCAGATAAGTTCATAGCTGAAAGAGCCTATGTTCTAGAAATGACTAGAGGTTCTAATTTGTGGTATAGAGACAAGATATACGTTACAAGCCAAACAGACACGGACATCTACCATACTATAAGTACTGACTATTACGAAGAGAACGATACTGATGGCGATGATAAATACATAACAATATAATGGGTAAAATAAATATTAAAAAGAATTATTCAGTAAGTAAACCAAAGACGTATACTAAGAACTTTAGTGTAGTTGAATTATCTACCTATGAGATGCCTAAGGCTGTAGAAAGAAAAGGAGATAATTGGGTTAGTTGGGGAGAAGATAATAATCACTTCGGCAGACTAATAGACTTAAACTTAGGTAGTCCTACCAACTCAAGATGTATCAAAGGTATATCTGATATGATTTATGGTAGAGGACTAGAGTGTACTGATAGTAAAGAAAAGCCTGTGGATTGGGCAGAGACTCAATTAATATTTAAACCTAAAGATATTAAAAGAATAGTAAACGATAGAAAGGAGTTAGGAATGGCTGCTATCCAAGTTGTTTACAATAAAACAAAAAAGAAAGTATTAAAAGCATTACACTTTCCAATAGAAACACTTAGGGCTGAGAAAGCTGTAGATGGAATTATAAAGGCTTGGTATTATCATCCTAATTGGGCTGAGTACAAAAGAGGCGATAAGCCTAAAAGAATACCTGCTTTTGGTCAAGGTGGTAAGAAGGAAACTTCTGAGATATTTGTATCTAAACCTTATCAAAGTGGATTCTGGTATTATACTCCTAGTGACTATCACGGATGTTTACAGTACTGTGATTTAGAGGTAGAGGTATCTAACTACCATATTAACAATATAAAAAATGGTTTACAGCCTAGCTTATTTATTAACTTTAATAATGGTATCCCTCCAGAGGAGACTCAAGAAATAATAGAAAGCAAGATAAACGATAAGTTTGGAGGAACAAACAATGCAGGTAGAACAATCATAGCTTTTAACGAAGACAAAGATAGTTCTGCAACTATAGACCCTATACACTTACCAGATGCTCACGCACAATATCAGTTCTTAGCTGATGAGAGTAGAGAGAAGATAATGTTAGGACACGGAATTGTATCTCCTATTTTATTAGGTATTAAAGACAACACAGGTTTTGGTAACAATGCAGAGGAATTAAGAACTGCATCTATACTTATGGATAACTTTGTTGTTAGACCTTTTCAAAAGGACTTGTTAGATGATTTCTGTGAGATATTAGCTATAAATGGAATATACTTAAACTTATACTTTGTTACTTTACAACCTATTGAGTTTACAGAACTAGACAACATTTCTACTAAGATTAAGCGAGAAGAAGAAACAGGAGAGAAGTTAAGTTCTCAAGAAGAACCAACAGACTTTTCTGATGAAGAAGGAGATGATATGTTAGAGCAGTTAGAAGGCTTAGGAGAGGTTTTAAGCGATGATTGGGAGGTTATACATACTGAGAAGTATGCTGAGGAGTTAAGTGAGGTTAAAATGGCTGAAATTAAGTCTAGCAATAAATCATCTAAAGAAGATAGTAAAATCTATAAAGTTAGATATGCTTATATGCCTGTAAGAAAATCTCCAGAAAGTAGAACTTTCTGCAAGAAGATGGAAACGTTTACAGAAAGAAAGATAGTATTTAGAAAAGAAGATATTAATATGATGTCTTTTAGAGGTGTAAATAGTGAGTTAGGTCATAACAGACAGAACTATAGTTTGCTAAAATTTAAGGGTGGTAAGAACTGCCATCACTTTTGGGAACTTAGAGTTTATAAGTTAAAAGGAGATAAAAGAACAGACCCTAATTCAGCTTACGAGAAAGGTTTAAAAGAACCTAAAAATCCAAGTGAGATGACTGAAAGAATGATTGATAGACCAGACAGAGGGGCTTATCCAACAAATAAAAAATAAGATATGGCAACTAAAGCATTATTTATAACATTAAATGACTTAAAAAGAAAGTCTATTATATCTGGAAATACAGATGATGATAAGCTGATACAATTTGTAGAGGTTGCTCAAGATTTGCATATCCAAAACTATTTAGGTGGAAACTTATACGACAAGCTACAGGACTTAATACTAACAAACACACTTGATGATGCTGCTAATGTTAACTATAAAAACTTAGTTAATCAGTATGTAAAGCCTATGTTGATTTGGTTTAGTCAAAGTTCTTACCTGCCATTTGCTTCTTACAATATTGGTAATGGAGGTATTTACAAGCATATTGGAGACAACAAACAAGCTATAGATAAAGATGAGTTGGTACATTTAATGGGTAAAGTTAATGAGACTGCTGACTTTTATACTAGGAGATTCTTAGATTATATGGATTACAATAACAATCTGTTCCCAGAATATAACACATCTACAAATGAGCAGATGAGTCCAGATACAGATTCTAATTTCTCTGGAGGTATATTTTTAGGATAGTATGAAGAAAAAGATGTACAAACCAAAAGACTCCAACGTTAAAAAGATGGAGATATTGTTTAAAAAGATAAAAAATAAAGATGGCAAACGAAATATATCCAGTTAGTTGGTGGGGTAGTCCAGTAGAGAATGGCTGGGGAGGTATCTATTATAATTTTGCATACCCAAGTGCAATACCTAGTTTATTAACTACATTACAAGCAAGAGCTTCTTATTATGAGAATGTAACTTGTACAACTGCAACATTAACTAAAATTGAAAACATAGAATAAGATGGCAGATAATTTATTAGATAAAGCATCAATATTACTTACACCAACTGCATACAACGATGGTAGTATGTTGAGTGTAAAGCCAGAGAACGGAGATGGAGATTTCACATTCAGTAGAAGTTCTGCTGCAACTAGAGTTAATGCACAAGGTTTAGTAGAGAATGTACAGATAATAAGTAGTGAGTTAGTTTCAAATGGTAACTTTTCACAGATAGGTACAGAAGAAGTATCTAATGGTAACTTTTCACAAGAAGGAAGTGAGTTAGTAACTAATGGAGATTTTAGTAATGGTACTACTGATTGGACTCCTAATGCTTCTGCAACGTTAAGTATAGATACAGGCAGATTAAAAATTGCTATAAGTGGTGAAGCTTCAGGCTATGCAAAACAAGATATTTTCACAATAGAAAGTGGCAAACAATATAAATGTACAGGGACTGTTGATTTTGGTACTGCATCACAAATGAGATTTTATGTAAGTAATACAGGACAATTTTTTGATATAACTCAATCAGGTAATTTTAATTTTACATTTACTTCAACAGGAACATCTACACAAATTAGACTTTATACTTATGGTGATGGTAATTATGGTTTTTGGGATAACATCTCAGTTAAAGAAGTCGGACAAGATTGGAATTTGATAGGTACGGCAACTATAACAGAAAATCAAGCTAATATTGTAACCACAAGTGCAGTAACTGGAATTTCTCAAACAAATATTTTAACTGTTGGTAAAAACTACAAATTATCATACAATATAGTGTCTAACAACAATGGTGGTTTAAAAATATCTGGTAACGAAATACCTAGTATTGTAGGCGATAACACATATTATTTTACAGCAAGTGTAGCAGCTTTAGAAATATTAAGAAATAGTGGAGTAACAGACGTAACTATAACAAACATCTCAGTTAAAGAAGTAGGGCAAGATTGGACATTTAATAATGGTGCTGCAATAGCAGAAGATAAAGCAACTATTATAGGAGATGGTAGTATTTTTGGTTATGTTGAACAATTAAGCACTTTTGTAAGTGGAAAAAAATACAAAGTTACTTTAGATGCTATTATAAATAGTGGTGGTGGTTTAGTTGTAAAGTATGGACTTGCTTTTGCTGATAATATAGGAAGCATAACAACAAGTGGCTCATATACTTTTTATTATACAGCGGAAGTAAGTGGCTCTATTATAATAGGTAGAAGTGTGGGTGGTGTTGCTTATAATTCAAGTATAACAAACATCTCAGTTAAAGAAATAACAGACGATACAGATTTACCAAGAATAAACTACGAAGGGTTTAGTTATCAAGATGTTTTAGGGAGTGAATTAATTGTAAATGGTACTTTTGATACAGATTTAAGCAGTTGGATTAATGGAAATTCGTATTGGCAATGGAGTAGTCAAGGAGCATACCACCCTTTAGGAAGTGTAAATAATGGTTTTCAACAATCTTTTACTACTCAATCTAACAAGCTAACTTTTTCAGTAGAGATAATAAGTGGTACTTTAGCTGTTGAATTTGGAGGTGTTTATACTTTTAATCAAAGTGGAGTATATACAATATACGGAACTACGGGAGTAGTAAATTTTAAAAGAAGTGGCTCTGTAGAATGTTACATAGACAACGTATCTGTAAAAGAATATCTTGGTCAAGAAGTAGTACCAGATAGTGGTTGTGGAAGTTGGTTGCTAGAGGGACAGAGTACGAATTTGATAACTTATTCAGAGGATTTTAGTCAGTGGACTTTAGGCGGATTAATAACCCCTACTTTAACATCTGGGCAATTATCTCCAAGCGGAGAGTATAATGCAACAAAAATATCTGGTACTATTGGTTCTTCTATACTTTATATAACTGGCACAACATCAGAAACTGCAACAAGAAGCATTTACGCAAAATCAGTAAGCGGAACTGGAACAGCGACATTAATGTCTTATTTTGGTAATACAAATAATTTATTTACACTTACAGAGGAATGGCAAAGATTTGAATTAACTGGTTCATTACCAGATGGAGGCACTAATTTTTATATTGATTTTAGAGATTCATCACAAACATTAAACGAGTTTATTATATGGGGTGCTCAATCAGAGGAATTATCCTACGCAACATCTTACATACCAACAAACGGAGCAACAAACACTAGGCTACAAGATATTGCAAACAATAGTGGTAACTCTACTTTGATAAATAGTACAGAGGGTGTATTGTATGCAGAGATAGCAGCTTTGGCTGATGATGGGACTAATAGAATTTTCGGTTTAAGTAATAATAGTACTTTCAATGAAAGTATAATATTAAGATATAGTAGTGTTTCAAATAGAATATCTGCACAAGTTCGTAAAAGTGGGTCTTATGAATTTACTATTAACTATGACTCTACTGATGTTACTGCATTTTCAAAAATAGCGTTTAAGTATAAACAAAATGATTTTGCTTTATGGGTTAATGGTATTGAGGTGGGTGTAGCATCTAGTGGAGATGTAATTTCTGGATTAGATACATTAGGTTTTAGTTTTGTCGGTGGAAATAATTTCTTCGGAAAAGCAAAAGCACTAGCAGTATTTCCAATATTAACAAACGCACAATTACAATCTTTAACAACAATATAAAATGCACATATACAAATTAGTTTTTGATACAGAACAACAAGGCAAACAAGTCTTAATAGATAACAACGTTTGGGAAGAAGTAACTGAAGAAGGTGTTACATCTATGCACTATATCAACGGAACAAAAGGTGTTGTTTACATTGGTAAAGTAATAAAAACAAAAGGTACTTATGACCCAGATGGTCACGAGATAACACCTCCAATTTATTATGATGGTGTTGCTTATGATATAATGAGTACAGATGAATTAGACTTTGGAGATAATGAAGTTTATCCAGCTGATAATGCAGCACATCAATTTTACGGATACCCAAGAAACGCAGAAGTGCCTAAACCTTAACAGATGGATATGCAAGATATAAAATTAGGAGCTTTAAACTTAATAACCTTTATGGTTAGTTTTTCTAATATAGAACAATGGCTAAAATTAACTTTGCTTTTAGCATCTATTGTCTACACAATTATGAAAATTATTAATATAAGTAAACAAAATAAAAATGGCTAATAAAATATCAGAAGATACACAAGTACAACTAGACTTAAAAACTATTGGTATTATCGTTACTGGTGCAGTTTCCATTGCATCTGTTTATTTCGCTTTACAATCAGATATAGAACTAGCAAAGCAATTACCAGAGCCAGAGATAAAGAAATCAGAATATGAGTTAAAAGATGAATTAGTTCGTACAACGATAATAAACATCAATGAAAAGGTAAATAAGAATAGTGAAAAGCTAGACAAGATTGACGAAAAACTATTCCAAATAATAAAAAGATAATTATGAAAACTTTTTTACTTGTAATATCACTTTTATTTTCTGTAAATCTATATTCTCAAAAAGTCACTTTATTGTATGTTAATTCAAGTTGGAACAAAAGCAACGATTATAAACATTTAAGCACACTTAAAAACGTAAGGGTTTTAAAAGTTAATTATGATGACCAACCAAAGAAGTTTAAAGAACAAGTAAAAT